AAGTGCATGGTCTGCCCTGCTTTGACCAGACCACTTTCGTACTCTTCCTCCGCTTTAGGCAGAACGCAGAGCAAGTGGTAGGTCACAGGATCAGGCACTTGTCGGGCCTTTTCCTCATCAGTTTGCGGCAACACGGTTGTGTTTTGGCCGTCGCTCAGGAGTAGTTCACTCATCGTCGTCTTCCGCTTTCTGTGCAAGGTCAAGTAAATAACGCTCCGCGATGGCTAGACCTTGAATGACACCGCAGAGTTTTTGATACTCATCGAAGCTGCGACATGCTCCGCCGGAAAGCGAATCGGCGTAGTTGTTCATGTCTTCACGAATCTGTTGACGCAATACGTCGGCAAACTTTTTGATCATTTAGGCGCTCCTTGCTTCTTCGTGGCAACGTCATAATCAAGCGCCTTGCTACGGGCTTGGAATTGTGTTTGTGTGCGAGTCTTAGCTACCTCGATACCCATCCGAACGCCTTCGCGTTCTTGTTGTGCAATGAGGTTGGCCTTGTCACGCTCAATATCTGCTTGGGTTTTCATCGCCCGAAGCTCCAGATCACCCTTGACTTTTTCTTCCTCAAGCTCTTGGCGGTCGGCTTGAGCAGCAGCATCGAGGGCCATCTTCTGCGCTCTCATCTGCGCGTCCTGCTGCGCCATCTGGGCCTTGGCCTGCGCCTCGGCTTGCTTGATCTGAAGCTCTTGCTGGCGCAACTGAAGCTCCATCTGCTGCATCTGGAGCACGGGGTCTTGTGCCTGCTGCTGGGCTTGTTGCTGTGCGGCCTTGGCCATGTCCTGCTGGAGCACCTGCTGTGCGGCCTGGGCCATCATGCTGCTGAGCGCGATCTCGATCTGCGGCGGGAGCTTCTCGTCCTCCGGGGGCAGCGACATGCCAAGCTGCTGCTCGATCTTCTGGCGCATGAGGTAGCCCACATGCTCTGCAACGTGTGCAGTCAGCGCGGCCTGGATCTGCGGTGCGCGGGGGTTCTGCCCGATGAACTGCGCCACCACCGGGTCTTGCAGCAGCATCATGTGCACCTGGATGTGCGACTGGTGGTCCTGGTGCAGGAACGCCTTCATGGGCTTGTTCTTCAGCACGTTCTGGTTCTCAGTCACCGGATCCTTGGGCAACTGATCCTCCTCGATGGGCACAAGCTTCTCGGCGTTCTTGATTCCCAGCACGTCCAGCATCGCTCGGTGCAACTGCGGCAGGTCGTAGATGTCCGGTGCCATCTGCGCCATCTGAATGACGGCTTGGTACTGCACCACGCGCTGCGACATGGTCGCCGCGTTGGGATCGCTGACGGGGATGACATCAACGAGGTCGTAGTCCGCCTTCTTGGCCTTCTTCGACCCATACTCGGGATCGTAGGTGTAGTCCGGGTCCGTGTAGTCACGGATGATGTTTTTGAGGAGCTTCAACTCCTGTTTGAGCGAGTAGTGCGTGCGGGCCTGGACTGCCGTCAAGACCTTAAGCTGGCGCTCGAGCAGCGCCAGGGTGGTGCCCACAGGCGTCTGGGCGGACATGTCCGACACCTTCATGTCGGCAGTGGCAGCGAAGCGTCTGCCCTCGTCCACGATGTTGCCGAGCAACTGGTACAGGACCGTGGAGGGCTCCTTGTACGGCAGCGGCAGGATGTTGTCCCTCAGGGCACCAGAGGGGATGTCCACGTCCCGGAACTCGCCCGGGGCGATGGGGGTGTCGTCGCCCTTGATCCGCAGGCCACGGCTCTTCAGACCGCCAGGGAGATTGCTCAACGTGCCCGCGTCCACAAGCTGACGCATGATGCTCGTCGCACTCTTGGCGAAACCACCAATCAGGTGGAACAAGCCGAAGCCGTACGCACCGAAGCCAGGGATGTACTGGTAGTGAACGAAGTGCTGGCGCTTGAGTTTGAGCTTGTCATCCTCGTTCCAGTTGCGCCGTATAGCCAGGATGTCGTTGGTGCCCTTGATCAGCGTGACCACGTAGGGCAGCGCAATCTCCGAGTCTTCCCCTTCACCGTACGGGTCTTCCTTGATGCACAGATCCACGTGCACCTCGTACAGCGTGAACCTGTCGTCATTCAGGTCACTGAAGCCTGTCTCTTTGTCCTTGGCTTTCTGGATGTCTGTCAGGTGTTTGTCGGGCTCGCCTAGTTCCACATCGCGGTAAAACCCCGCTGCCTGCAGCTTGAGAATCTCGTTCTTGCTCTTGCGCATGACGTGCGTCAGGCGTCTACAGGTGTCGAGATCCGTGGTGCCATAGGGCAGGAGAATGTCTTCTGCGGGCACGAACATGGAAACTTGGCGCTCCAGGCTCGGGTCGTAGTACACCTTCTTGAACGCCGAGCCCGTGGCCGGGAGGCTCCACAGCATGCGCTCATGCTCTGGACGGAACTCCTTCATCGTCTCGGTCAACTCGAAGTTCATGTCGTCCTGAACCCGAATCGCGGCTTCCTTGACGTCTGGCGTCTCTTTGCCAATGATCTTGGTCCGCACCGGCCCCTGCGCGGGGAAGGTTTCGGTGATCATCTCGGACTGGAACCGCACCACCGCTTCGGTGATCATGGGGTGGAACACGCCACACGCGCCGTTCCACGGCTCGGTGCGCTCTTCGATCTGCAGACCCAAGAGCTTCAGGCCCTCGGTGTAGGCTTTCTCCCAGTCCTTGCGGGAGTTTTTGTCCTGATCGATATCGCCCTCGATATCGCCGCCGATGGTGTTGAGCGCCCCCTCGTCAAGCTCATCGGCAAGGTTGGCCGTGAAGTCCTCGCTGCCCTGGCTGGTAGGCATGAGGTCGATCTCCAAGCCGTCAATGCCGATGCTGACCCCTTTGGGGTCTTCGATCTCAATCTCGATGGCTGGTCCAGCGTCAAAATCCCCTATGGGCAGAGAGGGGTCGCTGTACACCGCTTTGTCGATATTCGTTGCCATGTGCGCTTTCAGTAGTACGCAGCCCGTCTCAGGCTGCGGAAGTGTCGGGGCTCCTCGGGCTCATCGGACGGCAGGCGTATGAAGCCTCCGTTGCGCATGCGCATGAGCGCCTGGGTCATCGTATCAACATAGTCGTCGTGCTCACCAGCGGGGAAGGCCGCGACCTCCTCCACAAGCTCTCGTGCCCAGCGGGTGTCTGGCACCCACACACGGCCTGAGGTGAACATGTCGGACACCGCGTTCAGGCGCACCACCTTGTCGTTGCTGGTGCCGTTCTTGCCTCGGCTGGGGCTGAACTCGCTGATGGGTATGCCCATCGCCCGAAGCTCCTGAATGAGCGGCGCTCCAGCAGCTTTCTTCTCGATCAGACACGCATCAGGCTCCCACTCGTTGTAGTACTCACTGGCACGTTTCTTGAGATCCGGGAATGCCCACCGCCCTTTGATCGCGTCTAAAAGAATGATATGTGCGTTATCGTTGTCTTCCTCGTTGAACCACACACCCCACGTGGTGCATGCGCTGTAGTCAGCGCTGGTCTTGGTCTCGTGCGCGGTATCCCACGACTGGATGATGTACTCACAGGATGGTGGGCGCTCTGGCTCCCAGATCTTCCACATCTCGCGCTTGATGACCGCTGCCACCTCCGAGGTGGGGTTCTGCATGTACTGCGCCTGCCAGAACCTCGGGTCCATGCCCGCACGCTTGGCCTGAAGCTGCTCCAGGGGCCACTGCTCAGGCCACAGAGACTTCTCCTGCGGCGTGTGCTCGTGCATGATGGCCGGAAGCTCCACGATCTCCCACTTGTCCGCGTCGGGATTCTTGATCTGGTGGCTGATCAGCATGCCCGTGAGGTCCAACTGAGACCACCGGGTCATGATCACGATGATCGCGCCCCCTGGCATCAGGCGCTGCAGAGGCCCTGTCTGGAACCAACCCCATGCAGCGTCGAACGGCGTGCGTGTGCCTGCCTTGATGTCCTGTTCTGAGTGCGGATCGTCAATGACGAACAGGTCAGCGCCCCGACCGGCGATGCTACCACCGACGCCAACAGCGTAATACTGACCTCCGGCACTCGTAGACCACTTACCTGACGCTTTTTGGTCCTCTGAGACCTGCGTATCGGGAAAAATGGTGTTGTATTCGGGCGTTTCGATGAGGTTTCTGATGCGCCGACCGAAGTCTTCTGACAGAGACGACGTGTGCGTCCCCATGATGATCTTTTTGTGCGGGAATTTGCCCAAAAAGTAGGCCGGAAACAGGTAAGAACTGAACTCCGACTTGCCCATACGAGGCGCGATGTTGATAATCACCCGGCGTTTAACGCCGGAGATCACTTCTTCGAAAATTTGTGCAAGCTTTCTATGGTGGGCGCCTTCTTTGAAGCCTGGATAGCTGAAATGAGCGAAGCCTAAGAGGCTGTTTTGCGCAGCCGTTAGGCGGTGTCGGCGCTCTTTCTCTTCTAGGAGGTCAAAAAGCTCCATTTTCTCCCGCACACTCATAGTGGGGAGCGCGGCCTGGATGGCCTGCGCCTGCTTGGGCGTCAGGAAATCAGGCAGCTTCATTGCTGAGCAGGGGAGTTACGTCTGTCGGGGTAACGTCGGTGACGTTCATGAACCGCGCCAGCTTCTCTTTGAGCTTGCTCTCAAGCTCCTGATCCGTGATGTCCGTCTTTTTGACCTCAACTCTGTCGGTGAAGAGCGCCACCTCAGTGACCCGGCCCAGCAACTCCAAGGCACGCAGGCGGATGCGGGCATCCGGGTGCTCA